CTTTAGAACTATCTCCAGCAATCCCTGCGGTGAGCTCCCTCTCTGTCCTTATGATTCTTGTAGACTTTTAGCTATAAATTTATCAAGTTATGTTGAAAACGAATTTACAGAAGATGCAAGTTTTGATTTTGATTTATTGGCAGAACACACAAAGATTGGTCAAAGACTTTTAGATGATATGATTGACTTAGAAATTGAAAAGATTAATGCAATTTTAAGAAAGATAAGTTCTGACCCTGAGAACAATAGTATTAAAAGAGTTGAAAGAGAACTTTGGCAAAAGATAAAAGAAAAGGCTATACAAGGAAGAAGAACTGGGTTAGGTGTAACTGCAGAAGGCGATATGCTTGCATATATGAATATGCAATATGGCTCAGATGAGGCAATAAAATTCTCAGAACAGGTTCATAAGTTAATAGCGGTTAGTTCATACGTAAGTTCTATAGAGCTTGCTAAAGAAAGAGGCTCATTTCCAATTTGGGATTATGACACAGAGAAAGAAAATGATTTTCTTAAACGAATCGATATGAATTTATCTATGCAACAAAGAAAAGATTATAAAAGATATGGTAGGAGAAATATTGCAAACCTAACTCTTGCGCCTACTGGTACTGTAAGCATGATGACTCAGACTACATCAGGGATTGAACCGGTATTTCTTATTCAATATACAAGAAGAAAGAAAGTAAACCCAAATGAAATTGCAACATCAGATTTTGTAGATGATCTAGGCGATGCATGGACAGAGCATACTGTATTTCATAATGGTTTTAAAAGATGGATGAATATAAATGGGATATTTGGTGAGCTTAATGATGAAGAGATAGAAAAATTTGTAAAAGAATCCCCATATTACAAAGCAACATCAAATGACATTAACTGGGTTCAAAAAGTTAAAATGCAAGGCGTAATACAAAAATGGATAGATCACTCAATTTCAGTTACAGTGAATGTACCACAAGATACTAAAAAGTCAACAGTAAATGAGGTTTATATGACTGCATGGAAAGCTGGATGTAAAGGTGTAACTTTATATAGAGAAGGGAGTAGAAGTGGTGTACTAATTGCAAAAGAAAAGAAAGAAGAAGAAAAGTTTGAAAAAATGGCAGCAGTTGAAAGACCTAAGACATTAGAGTGCGATATACACCACAGAATAGCAACGGGGGAGGCGTGGTTGGTTATTGTAGGAAAGTTATTGGATAAGCCTTATGAAATATTTGCATTTAGAAAATGGACAGAAGATGAAGAGTCTGAAGATAAATTTAATCTGCCACGTTATATCAAGCTAGGCAGACTTGAAAAGAGGTCTCATGGGAAATATGATTTAATTTGTGGTAAAAACGATAACTTCATCGTAAAGGATATTACAAACCTGTTTAAATCAGAGGAAGAAGAAGCATTAACAAGATTAATTTCATCTGCGCTTCGACATAGAATGGGCGTTGAATATATCGTCGATCAATTAAATAAAGTCCCATCGAATATTACAAGTTTTAGTAAAGTTGTTGCTAGAACGCTGAAACAATATATCACAGAAGATATAGAATTAATAAATAAAACATGTACAGAATGCGAAGATCCTGACGGACTAATTATTCAAGATGGATGTTTAAGTTGCAAAAGTTGTGGTTTTAGTAAATGTGGATAAAGGAATTTAAATGCTATTAAGTATTGAGCAAGATGATAATAGATTAACTGTTTCGTATTATGATAAAGAAGGTGAAACAGCATATAAGATATATGATTTAAATCAATTTAAAAATTGGTATGTTTGTCATGATGGTGATAGATATAAATCTGATATTTACACGAATTGGGATGGGAGACCTGTTAAACAAGCAAATGCAAAGTTTTTAAATAAACATAGTATTATTGATTTTTTGCAAACTCTGCCTCAAGAAGATAAAGACTTAATTTTTGCACACAATTATCCAAAGATGTATTTTATGGATATTGAAGTTGAAGTAACTGATGGCTTCCCAGAAGCAAAAAAAGCAGAAAATAGAATTATTACAGTTTCTATAGCAACGCCTGATAAAGAAATTATAATCTTAGGGTTAAAAGATCTTTCTCCTAATGAAATCACAAATATCGAAATTGATATACATAATCATTTTCTTAAAGTTACAGATGATACTTGGAAATTAAAGTATATTAAGTTTAATTCTGAGTATGATATGGTATATACGCTATTGACTAAATATATAAGTAAATTGCCCATTATATCTGGGTGGAATTTCATAAGCTACGATTGGACATATATTATTAATCGCTGCTATAGATTACAAATAAACCCAGATATTGCAAGCCCTTCATTAAAACTAGAAGGTGCTGATAACACGCCAATGCATGTTGGTATTGTAGATTATATGAGACTCTATCATCAGTATGATAGGACAGTAAAAGTTAAAGAATCATCAACTTTAGCGCATGTTTCGAATATAGTACTTGGTGTATCTAAAGTTAAAAACAATATGAATCTTAAATTACTATATGAGCAGAAATATGCTCAATATGTTTTTTACAATGCCGTTGATTCTATATTAGTTCATATGCTTGATCAAAAGCTCAAGCTAGCAGATGTGCTATATACAGTTGCAAGTATGACTAAATCAACTTTATACAGAGCAAGTTCTCCTGTTACTATAACAGAAAGTCTTTTGCTACCGCTATTTAAGCAAAATAACAAGGTATTAGCAAGAGATAATGCTGAAAAACAGAAAAAAATAAAGTACACTGGCGCGTACGTTAAAGCACCGAAGGTCGGGTTTCATAAGGGCGTTGCTTGTTTTGACTTTGCAAGTCTATATCCATCTATGATGAGACAATTTAACATATCTCCAGAAAATTTAAAAAATAAGGTGCCTCCAGTAGCTGTTGAAAAAACTAAAAATGAAAGTAATATAGTAACTATTAATGGCTGCGTCTTTGATAAAGAAGACTCATATCTTAGAATGATTTTAACAGCTCTATATGCTAAGCGAAAAGAGTATAAGGGAAAAGCGTTTAACGCAAAGTTAAAAATGGAAAAAATAAAGAAACAATTAAAAGAAATTAAATAAAATAAAACAAACACATAATATGAAAGCATATGAAAAGTTAGTAGAAACGCTACAGAACACTGATAAAGATGTTTACAAATTTTATGAAAAGGGCAATAGCTCAGCTGGAACTCGTATTCGTAAAGCAATGCAAGAAGTTAAAAGATTAGCACAAGAACTGCGTGTTGATATTCAAAATGTTAAAAATGCAAAATAAAGAAAGTAATAAATGTTAAATTTAAAAATAGACAAAATAAATGTAGCTCAACTTTCAGAATTCATCAGTTCTGTTATAAGCATCTCAGAGTTTGTGTATATGAGAATCATTGGTGATGAGCTAATATCAACTTGCTATTTGCCACAAAAAGATGCAGTAAAACAGCATAGAGCAAATCTGAATGATGTATTTACTTTCAGTAGTGACTTTAGTAAAATAGAATCTAAAGTTGTTAAAGTGGCGTTTTTTGATGGCATAAAAGTATTAAAAGCTTTATCGCATTTTTCTGGAAAAGAAATTTCTGGTATATTAACATTAAGCGAAGAAGATGAATCATATACAGGTTCATCATTGATGCTGGTAAGTGATAATTTAACTATAGAACTTGCGTGCGCAGAACCCACGCTAGGTTTTACAGATATACCAGAAGATAAGCTAAATGGGATATTATCCGCAAATAATTATAAGTTTAATTTTACATTAGAACATGAAATGATTAATAAACTTAAATCATTATTTAAGCTCGAATCAGATAAAGATACATTTAAAGTTCATTTAAAAGACAATAAAGTAAACATTATTGGCAATATGTATAATATTGCTGCTGCTGATGTAGATAGTTTGAATACGACCAGTGAATATGAAACTACCCTTTACAAAAAGTATATTTCATTGTTAGGAAAATATAACTATAAAACGTCAGTATGTGAGAATAAACTAGTGTTTGAATCGCCAGATAAAAATACAACATTAACTGTAGCAGTATGTGAAGAAAATTAAGTCTTAGGGTTTATTAATGAACTTAAATGACTTATCAAAAGAAGATCTAAAGCACCAATACGATATAGCAGAATCAGAATCTTTAAAATTTAGAAATTATGAACAAGCTGTAAAGTTAATTTTAAACTCAATGTATGGAGCTTTTGGCAATAACTATTTTCATTTTTTTAATATTGACTTAGCAGAAGCAATTACACTACAGTGCCAAGATGCAATATTGTATACTGAGGTTGCTATCAATAAATATTTTAATGATTTTTGGCATAAAGATAAGGAATTACATAAATTATTAGATATTGAAGTTACTGATTCAATTAAGGACGCCGTAGTTATATATATTGATACAGATTCTTGTTATGTTTCATTTGAAGAAGTTTATCAAAATGCAAATTATGATGGTGATGTAACAGAATTCATTAAAGACATATATGAATATAGATTAAAAAACTATATTAAAAATGTACTTTATAAATATTCGGATAAATGGAACACTGATTCTTTTTTAAAGTTTGAATTAGAAACTATTGCATATTCTGCAATTTGGCTATCAAAAAAGAAATATATTCAAAACATTGCATGGGAAGATCCTGGCATTGATCATAACAAGTTAGAATTTATTAAAGCTACAGGTTTTGAAATTGTCCAATCATCAAGCCCTAGCTTTGTAAGAACTAAATTAAAAGAAGCTTTAATTTTAATGTTTAAAGATGATAATCCAAATTTAAGTGAACTTGTTTCATTTCTTAAAGATGTTAAGAAAGAATTTAAGTTAGCAAATATTGAAGAAATTAGCTTTAGTAAACGAGTCAATAACATTGAAAAATACATTATAGATGATTATTCACATTTTGAAGTTGCAAAATCTTGCCCAATAAATGTAAGAGCAGCAGGGTATTATAATTATCTTTTAAACAATTCAGAATATAAGAGTAAGTATCATAATATACCAAGTGGTGAAAAAGTTAGAATATATTTTACAGATGACAATTTATCTAACGTATTTGCATTTATGCCTGATGAGCATCCGTATGAATTTGCACCTAACGTTGACTATGATTTGCAATTTGAAAAGTCAATATTAGATCCGCTGAACAGAGTTATTAAAGCAGTAGGTTTAAAGACTCTTAATTCGAACTTAATTTATGCAAAAACACTTTTTTAAGGAGACTATATGAAATTAACTTTGAAGACCAAAAACAAAATTTAGACTTAATGATGAATACTATTAAGTCCGTATATAAGGAATATACTAAAGTACCAATGAAAAAACTAGATGAGATATTAAAACATGATTTGCTATGGGACGCTGAAACTTGCAAATCAATGGGTCTTATCGATAAAATAATATAAGGATAAACTTATGGCAAAATCAAAATTTTCATTTGATGATTTAAACGCTGAACTAGAAAAGTCATCAACGACATTTAGTTTAGGAACTAGAATGGATAAATCTACATTCGCAGATGTAACTGAATTTATAAATACAGGAAATTATGCACTAAACGCATGTCTTTCAGGTTCATTATTTAAGGGTTGGCCAAATAATAGAACTATGGCCATTGCAGGACCAAGCGGTACTGGAAAAACATTTTTAGTATTAAATTCAATTAGAGAAGCAATCAGGATGGGCTATAACATTGTATTTTATGACTCTGAAGCTGCAGTGGATAAAGAACTTATGGCTAAATTTAATATTGATACTACAAAAGTTCGATATGAACCAGTCGCGACAGTTCAAGAATTTAGAACAAAAATTACTGGGCTTACAGATTTTGTGCAAAAGAGACTTCGTAAGAATGAAGATGTGCCGAAGTTAATGGTTATTTTGGATTCAGCTGGAAGTCTTGCAACAGATAAAGAAGTTGATGATGCAATAACAGGTTCTAGCAAAGCTGATATGACAAGAGCAAAAGTACTAAAAAGCATATTTAGAATCATTACAGTAAGATTAGCAGAATGTAAAATACCTATGATATTTACAAATCATACGTATATGACACAGAGCTTTATTAGCCAATCAGTTGCAGGCGGTGGAACAGGCCCTGAATATTCTGCTTCGATTATTTTATTCTTGACAAAGGCACAGCTAAAAGAAAAAGATGTAAAAGCAGGAATTATTGTTACTGCAAAGCCAAACAAGAATAGATTTGCAAAACCTAACCCTATAAAATTTCATATTCATTATACTAAAGGGATGAATCCTTATGTCGGGCTTGAGCAGTATATTGATTGGAAAGATATTGGTATTGCCAAGGGAAAGATAGTAAAAGGCGAAAAGGTTTTAGTCAAAACAGCTAGGCAATGGATCTGTAAGCATCTTGATGAAACAGTTTCAAATGCAGATTTTTTTACAAGCAAAGTATTTACACAAGAAGTACTTGAAAAAATAAATGAAAAAATCCAGCTATTATTTAATTATGGTGATGTTGAAGATCATGAGACGACTGAAGATTTTTTAAGCCAAACTAAAGAAGTTGATGAAGAAGAAGCTAACGTTTAATAGAGATAAATTCAAAATTAAACACATATTAGGTATTGAGAAAGAATTAGATTCATGGCCAGATGCAAATGATTTAATTTATATACTCATTAAAAAGAAGCATGATCATATTAGATGGAACGGGAGTATGAGCTTCTCAGATATTAAAATTAAACACTCATATATTAGAGGCTTTGATGATAAAGTTGATGTAGCAATTGAAGATCTTATAAAACAAGGGATAATTAAACTAGTAAGCGAAACAGAGGATAAGAAACAATATATGATAATTAAAAACCCATTCGAATAATGAATATATCACAAGATTTTGAAAAAGTATTTTATGCACTATCGTTAGAAAGACCTAAGTATTTAAATAAAATACAAGCAGGATTCTATGCGAGCAAAGAACTTGATATTATGTCAATGCTTGCTAAGAAATTTTATGAAAGATTTAAAGAGACTCCGTCTTCAAGTCAAATGAAGTTGCTTGTTCAAAATAGTAAGCAGGCAAAGAATAGAATTAAAGATAATATCATTGACTTAGTATATAATGTTGAATTAAGTGAATATGACAATGAATGGCTAGAATCAACAGCAGAAGGTTGGATACGCTGGCGTAATTTTGATAGAACGTTGATAGATACAGTTGAGTACATTAAGACTACTGAGATTACTCCAGAAACTGTAGAAAGCATTATTACTAAAGCAAAAATCTTAATTAATGATAGAAATGCTATATCATTTACTTCTGATATCGGATTAGATTTTTTTAATTTTGACAATCATAATCAAAAGAGCGAAGAAAAAATTGCAAGTCATTATGACTTTGTTAATCAAGCGCTTGGCGGTGGTTTTGATAAAAAGAGTCTTATTGTTTATGCAGGAGAGCAGAGCATTGGTAAGTCCATATTTCTTGCAAACGATGCAGGGAATTTCATGAGAATGGGTCATAACGTTGCAGTTATAACTCTAGAGATGTCAGATCATAAATTCGTAAAGCGAATAGGTGCTAACGTGCTAGATATAACAATGGCAGAATATGATACAAAGTCAAAAAACAAAAAATATATGAAACGGCGTCTTGATAGAGTTACAGTAGGGTTAGTTCCTCCTGGAGAATTGTATATTAAACAATTCCCTACTTCACAAGCTACAGTTAATGACCTTGAACTTCATCTTACAGAAATTGAAGAAAATAAAGGAATTAAATTATCCGTAATTGTTATAGATTATATTAACATTCTTGCAAATTATCGAAATACAAATTCTGAAAATACTTATATGAAGATTAAACAAATTGCAGAAGATTTAAGAGCAATGGCTGTAAGAAATGATTGGCTAATTATTACAGCAACGCAGATTAATAGATCTGGCTGGGACAGCTCAGAGATTTCAATGGGAGTTATTGCAGAATCAGCAGGCCTTGCTCACACAGCAGACGCAGTATTTGGTATTATACAAAATGATGAAATGCATGCTGATAATACATACTGGTTAAAACTTTTAAAAGTCAGAGATGGTGAGGGAAAGGGTTTAAAATTCAAGCTAGATATAGATTATTCGCACATGAGAATAACTGAAACTACACAGACGAGTACCAGCAGTATATTCACAAAACAAATGACAGATGATGAAAAAACGAGATAAAATATTTAATAATACATTCTGGGAAAAGAGCTTAGATACTTCAAAACCAATATTATTTACACTTAAGAGTGCATGTAACGCTGAAGAAGTTTCAAGATTAGAGAATCTTGAAATTGAAATTCATGAAATCGTTAAAGCTTTAAAAAATCCAATATACCTCAAAAAAGATGATAATAATAAATATGTTAAACTTAATAAAGAAGCAATTAATGAAATTTATGGGATAGCACTAGATAGTCTAAGTAATAATTATAAGAAAGTAGAATTATATGCTGGCGTTTCAAATTATTTTAATATTACACATACGAAATTTTATAACTCATTGTCTAATAAGTATAAAGAAGATTTAATAGATGAATTAGATAAAAGCACTAACGCATTAAAAAGAATGGGGATACATAAGCTATTTTAAATATGAATAATTTTAAAAGAATATGGATGATTTCTGATACGCACTGGGGTGCAAGAGCAAATTCATCAATGTGGCAAGATACTATAGAGAACTATCATAGAAAAGTTTTTATACCATTACTTAAGAAAGAAGTTAAAAAGGGTGATGTTCTCGTACATGCTGGAGATATGTTTGATAATAGACAAACGCTTAATTTATTAGTTGGCAATGCTGCTCTTAGTGTCTATACAGAAATTGCAAAAATACTACCCATTTACATCATAGTAGGTAATCATGACATTTACAGAAAAAAAACTAATGATATATCTAGCCTTGATTTTTTAAAGAATGTTGAAAATATACATGTACTAAAAGACGCAAAGGTTTTTGAATGGTCAGAAGAAAAAGTATTACTAATGCCGTGGCAAAGCGATAGAGAGTCAGAAATTAATACAATTACAGAACATAGTAGCGCAAGTATTGTCATTTGCCATTCTGAAGTAGCAGGGGTGCAGTTAAATCATGGGATCAAAAGTTTTGATGGTGTACCTATTGCAAATTATAAGAAATTTAAGCAAGTATTCTCTGGGCATATACATCATAGAGCTCTATATGATAATGTACAAATGCTAGGCTGCCCTTATCAAATTACACGCTCTGATACAAAGAACTCTAAAGGCGTGACATTATATGATATTAAAAAAGATGAAATTGTCTTCTTTGAGAATAACTATAGCCCTAAGTTTTTGAAAATACCACTTGACAAGATACTTGATTTTAAGCTAGAAGAGTTAAAGAAAGTAGTATGTAATAATTATATAGACTTATACATACCATCGAAAATTGCAAGTAAATATAATATGTCATTATTGCTTCAAGAACTTCAAAATATTTCAAAAACAATAGACCCGATAATATATGATGAAAATGAAAATATAAATCTTAGCATATATCACATGAGTGATTTTAGTGGTAGTGCAATGGATATAGTGGATCTTGCTAAAAAGCATATTGCTAGTACAACGTATGATGATAAATTAAAGAAAAGGATATTAGATACAGTTTTAGAATTATACAGTGACTGTCAGAAGATATGAAAATAAAATATATAGAGTTTAAGAATATTGCGAGCTATGGAAATAAGACGCAACGAATAGAATTTAAAGATGAAGCGACTGTATTAAATTTAGTAGTCGGTAAAAATGGAAGCGGCAAGAGCACCATTTCAAATGCAATAGTATTTGCGCTTTATGGGAAAGTCGATAACATGAAGTTAAATGATTTACCTAACAGAATTAACAAAGGGTTAGAGACTAAAATTAGCTTACTGTGCGGGAACAGAGATGTAATTATTGAACGAAAACTACAACCTAAAGATCTTAAAGTAACAATTAATGACATTGAAATTGATATAGCAGGTAAGACTAGTATTGAAGACTTTTTAGAAAAAGAAATATACAAAATACCGTATCAAGTATTCAAGAACGTTATTATATTATCAATTAACGATTTTAAATCTTTTCTTACAATGACGCCTACAGATAAACGTAGTGTAATTGACAAAATATTTGGTTTTAGCATTATTAACGATATGCAAATAAATATTAAAGAACGTAAAAAGATTACAAATGATGAACTTACTGTGGTTGAGGCAGAATTAAATGCAGTAACAGATTCAATTAATCATGTAAATTCTAAAATTAGCGATTTGCATGCGCTTGATTCTAAGAAGAATAAAAAGAAACTTAAAATTTTACAAGAAACTTTAATAGATTTAGAAGATAAACAAGAAAAATTAAATGCTAACTTAGTTAAGTTTGCTGATAAATCTGTAGATATAATAGCAGCAAAAGACGATGAGCTTTCTGCGCATGCTATGAAAAATTCACGTTTGAATGAAGCTACTGCAAAGTTAAAACTTTATAAATCTTCGAAATGTCCCACATGTGAAAGCAGCTTAATAACAGAGTGGCATGATAATAATAAAGAAAAATATAAACAAATAGTAAAAGTAGTCCCTGAAGATTTAGTTAAAATCGAGGAAAAAGTTAATAAATTAGATATAGCACTAAACGGCATTAAGAGTAAAGAAAAAGAATCACATACGCGCGCTGGTAAGTTAAGTGCTAACATTTCAAATGTTAATAGGAATATTAATGAATTATCAAGTAGTTTAGAAATTAATACAAATGACGAATATGAGAATCTTAATAGTTTAATTAAAGACTTTAAGAAAAAAGAGAGTATTAAGATGACAAAAAATAATGAACTTGTAGATGAAAGACATTTCATTGATGTTTTAGATCTAGTAATAGGGGACGAGGGAATAAAGGGTATGGCGATTCAAAGCGTGTTGCCAATTTTAAATAATACTATAACTGCAATGTTAAAGAAAATGCATTTGAATTTCTCAATTAAATTTGATGAAAGCTTTAAAGTGAATGCAACGCATTTAGGAGAAGAAATACATATAGGGTCGCTATCTACTGGCGAAAGAAAGAAAGTTGATTTTGTTGTAGTAATTGCAATCATAAAGATTTTAAAAATGAGATTTCCACAATTAAATATTTTATTCTTAGATGAAATATTTAGTTCTGTTGACGCAGACGGAATATATAATATATTAACAATATTAAATAAAGTTATTAAAGAAAATGGCATTAATACATTTGTAATTAATCACACAGTATTACCACATGAAATATTTGATAATAAAATTGAAATATATAAAGAAAACGGGTTTAGTAAAATGAATATCGAAAAAATAGAATAAATGAGTTCATATAATTTAAAATTTAACAAAGATGATAGCGTAATTCGCCATATTATTATAGGTCTTTTAGCAGACTTAAATAAAAAAGTCTGGTATTGGACTCAAATTAGTAATGATGAAAGAGTTAGAGTTGATGTACCCTTTTATTATACAATAAGTGGAGATGATAATTTTATGCATGACCACTTTATTTTTTCAGATGATGAATACATTAATAATTTCGGAGATAAACATCAAAGTAAAGCTATTGGGAATTATGATAAAATTCCAAGAGGTGTTGTTCAACTGTCTTCTATGACAATTGATTCTAGCTCATTAGTAAATAAAGGAATTAGAGGGAAATATGAAAAGCTAGACGAGAACAATATATTGAAGACGTTTACGAGCGAGTTTGAAATGATTCCAGTTGAAATGTTATTCGATTGTACATTATTATTAGATAGTCAATTAAATATCTTTAAGATCACAGAATCTTTAATTAAGAACTTATATAAGAATAATACATACAGTGTAGATGTTGGTCATTTAGATGAAGGGACATATCGTATTGCAAATTATTATAAATTACCAGAAGATTACACACAAGAAAGACCTATAGAATATTCATTTTCAGATAAAAAAGAATATAAAGTTGAATTTTCAGTAGAGCTTAGCTCTTCAATTCCAAGCTTTAAATTTGAAACTGAAATGTTTGCAGGAACTAGAATGGTTCAAATTCAAACGCATTCTAAAATAAGTAATAATCTTAATTCTAGTGGATTTTTTCCATCACTATCACAAATACAAAATTACAATTTTGAGAATCTTTTAGTTTCTACAGATGATGGCGATGTTGTAACTGAAACTTCTCTTAAAGGATTATCGCAATATTATTCTTATATAAGTAATGAAGATTTAATTGGGATTATTAATGCAGAAGGTGTTTTATCTAATCGTTCAAATTATAATGGAGTATTTGCTGGATTTGTGTTTAAAAATACGTCAACTAGCGAGATATATATAAAAAGAACATCTGACTATGGTGACTGGTTTGGTCCATTGCAGTATTTAGAATAAATTTAAATTAAATATGAAAGCATACAATTTTCTAAAAGAGTCTATTTCTACCCCTCTTTATAAAAAAGACAACACAAAGGTATATTCTCCAATTTTAGTAGAGAACGATAGAATATTATTTTATCTTGACAAAGTAGTATATGAAGTAAAAAATAGTATAGTTAAACCTATTCGTGAAAAGGATGTACCTTTAAGTTTTACTGTATTAACTAATGTATCAGACTCATTTAAATTTTCTGAGAATAGCATGGAATTTTTTGGAAAAGCAAGAATACTAATTAATTTAGATGAACATGATAGCGTAATGATAAATGACTATTTATTAGTTGAAGGAGAAATAAGAGATTACTTACTGAAGATAGGTCTATATAGTTATGGTGATCCAGAAATTACATTAATTGAAAACGCATTTAAGAATGTTAGGCAGTTTGTTATGCTAGACTTTGTCACAACAGCTATACATGAAAATACCAAAATTAATTTCATGAGATTCAAGAATAACATTTATTTTAATGAAATAAACTTAGTTACTTTTACGAACAGATTTGAAAAAATTAATAATGCTAGTAATTTCGTTAATGAGATGAAAGATTTAGTAAACTATGATTTTTCAAATCAAGTTATTGACTTACTTGAAGGAGAAGAGCTCGCTAAAGCACAACTCCAAAAAATTGAAGATAACTTAATTGATAAACTTGCATTCTTAAAGGAGCAGAGAAGTAAACTTGCCGAAGAAGATAAATCAATAATATTTATTAAAGAAGCAGATAAATTATTAGTGGATGAAATTACAAAGATTGAAGAAGAAATAAGAAAAACTAGATCTGACGGATTTGTTCCTGGAAGATTGAACGATGATTTTGGTGATTATAAAGAAGGAACAAATTTTCGATTAGAGGCAATAGACTATACGAGTAAAGGCAATGATGATTTAATTGATTGCTATCTTACAGATGATACTCCTATTTTAATTCCTAAATCTTTAATAAAATTAGACGCAATAGAAACAATTTAAAAAAACAATATATTAGCAGTATAAGTTGTATAAACATTTTACATATTTCTTATATAATAAAATAAAATATATATGCCAAGAAAGCGCGGTAAGTACTTTGTAGACAATAAAGAGCTATATAGACAGATAAAAATTTCAAAAGAGCAAGATGAACTAACTAAAGAAGCATTAGATATGCTTATGTTAATTGCTCAGCGCGCTATTACACGTTTAACATTTGTTAGACCTGATGATAAAGAAGATTGTTTAGCATCTGCTTATATGGACTTAATTAAATATTGGAGAAATTTTAATCTTGATTATACAAACCCATTTGCATATTACACAGAAATTGCTAAGCGGGGTTATGCAAAAGCATGGAATAAGCTTTATCCTAAAAAATATAAAGGGACAATAAGCTTAGATTCTGGATTTGATGATGACGGAGGTATTTATTCCATTTAACATGGGTATAAAAGATGTAAAACCTTCTAAAGGCAGGCCATATAACCAGGGCTATTACCGACTAATAAACGAGTCTAAGTATGTTGGTGAGCACCCAATCATCTACAGAAGTAGCTGGGAAAGGAAATTTTGCATTTATTGTGATAAAAAAGCTGAAATAATTAAATGGAGTTCTGAGCCATTAGGCATAAAATACATAAATCCTCTTTCTAATAAAGAAAGCATATATTACCCAGATTTTTACATGGAAGTTTTACAAAAAGATAATACAGTAAAGAAATTTTTAGTAGAGATTAAGCCAAAGTCTCATTTACAGAAGCCAAAGAAACCTAAATTAAATAGAACAAGCTCAATAAAAAGTTTTAAGTATTTAGCAAACGAGTATATGAAAAACGTGGTTAAGATAAAAGCAGGAAAAGAATATGCAAAGTCTAAGGGTTGGGATTTTATTGTTATTACAGAGGATAGTATATGACATCTTTTTTAACTAAAGTAAATAATATGATTAAGGAGAATCATGGAAAAGCTAAAGCAGCAAATGTTGCAAAGACATGGTTTAACAAGGGTAGGTCTATAGGAATTAAACATGCTCCAACGAGATTTAAACCAGGGAAGATTTATATATTTAGGTATGAAGACCCAAAGACGCCTAATTTACCCTGGTGGGATAGAAACCCTATAGTTTTGAGTTTAGGCTGGGAAAAGAAAAATGATATAGGAATCAACCTTAATCTTTTACCACACAAGCCAAGAATGGCTATTTTGGACAAGGTATATAGTGTATATGAACAAGAGATTAAGAGAGCAATGAATGTTAAAAAAGGAAGAGATCGTACATTAAGAGAAAAACCACTTAATCTTAATTATGATAAAATTAAGCCATACTTAGAAAGATATGGTTTTAAGTTTGCAGTTAGACAATATATTCCTAATTTAAAATCAAATCAAGCTTTAGTATCTTATGATAAGTGGACTTATGTTGCAATGCTTGATTTAGTAGATATTGCGGGAGCAGATATTAACGAAGTGTATGATGAATTCTACAACTATACAAAATAATTATTGATATATAATAAAACAATGAATATTAAAAATGAAACTAACTAAAACACAGCTGAAGCAAATCATAAGAGAAGAAATCTTAAGTTTGCACGAAGAAGTTACACCAGATAAACTTGAAACTTTTAGAGATGTAGATAAAGATACAATTTATATTATACCAAAAGTTAAATTTACTGGAAATATTAAGAAAGATATAGAAGCTACTCTTGAAATTACAGGAGAGTTTTTATATGCAGATTTAGGCACAGACGAGGGGATAACTGATAAAAAGAAAAAGATTGTGTATTGGGGATCTGATGTACAAGACAATTTATAGATTAATTATAAGGAGTATAACGTGGCAGGTTTTTTAGATAGATTTGGGCCATTTTCAAATACAGCGTTTAAGGCAAGTGATGCTTTAAAGACTTTATCAAACATGGGCATGCGCTATGACGACATGGTATTAAGACAGTCTCAAGCAATTGGCGTTATGGAAGATAAATATGGCTTTCATGGCACTAGCAATCTTTTTGGTTCTATGGGCCAGGGTGCAATGCAAGATGATTTTTGGTACCCATTTGCAGCAATGTCAATGACTGATGTTTCAATGCGTAAGAACATTAGCTTCTTTGACATGGATTATAAGCAAAGACGAAATGAATTAAGGCAGTTTTCAACAAATGACGAAGTAGAAGATATACTTGATACTATGTGTGATGAAGCAATAGTTTATGATGATAGAAACTTTTTTGCAAGTCCAAATTTTGGCTCAAGTGACGTTTCAGATGAAGTTAGAAAAGATATTAACAAGTCATTTAATAACATTTATCAATACTTTGGTTTTAATCAAGATCAATCTGCTTGGACGTTTTTTAGAAAGTGGTTAATTGATGGCTATTTAGCATTTGAAATTATTTATGATGAAGATCAAAAAGAAATTATTGGGTTTAAAGAACTCGATCCTGCAACACTTATCCCAGGAGTAGATCCTGAAACAAATAAGAAGGTTTGGATTCAAAACAAAGATGAACACCAAAAAGAGCGCAAGCTTTATGATTCTCAGATTATTTATTTATCATATAGTTCTATTTCATTACAGTCGCGCTCTAGTTATGTTGAGCGGCTGGTAAGATCATTTAATCTTTTACGTATTATGGAACATACAAGAATTATATGGGCAGTTACAAATGCTTCATATAAAATGAAATTTGTTATACCAGTAGGCGGCAAATCAAAGACAAGAGCAAAGCAATCTCTTGCTGCATTGATGAATAATTATAGAGAAGTAGTTGACTTTGATTATGAATCAGGTAAAATGGAAGTTAATGGTAAACCTATGATGCAATTTAATAAAGAGTATTGGTTACCAAGTAAAGAAGGTGAAAGACCAGAGATTGAAACACTTGCAGATGAAGGGCCAGATCTTTCAGATACAGAAGCATTAACTTACTTTTCAGATAAGCTTAAACTCGCAAGTAAGATACCATTCACTAGATTTGAGTATGGGGAAGGTCGCGGGGATTTTGAAATGTCAGGAGATAGCTTAATTAGAGAAGAAATTAAGTTTAGTAAGTTTATTAATAGACTAAGAAGTTCATTCCAAGAAATACTAATAAAACCATTATATATTCAAGTGGTACTAAAATACCCAGAACTTAAAGATGATATGAATTTTAGAGCTAATTTAAGTTTATCATATAATCAAGAAAACATGTTCGCAGAGTTAAAAGAAATTGAAATTATGACAAGACGCTTAGACTTTATTTCTTCAATGAAAAATGATCTAACATTTGAAGATGCAGATATGAATGAAATACCATATTTTGATTTAAATTTCTTAATAGAAAGATATTTGAAAATGTCTCCAGATGATTTAGAAAAGAATAAAGGTTATAAAGAAAAACTTGATAAAGAGGATGATGAAGAGGATTTGAGCGATTTAATCTAGTTTTTTAAATTTTTTAACTTAATTCCCTAATATATAATAAAACAAATAAAACTATACAAATATACAAGATGTTGAATAATACAGGTCTTTTAATTCTTGAGAGAAGTGACAATCCACTAAGTAAATCAGATGAATATATTCTTAGCGGAGTTTTTGGTCAAATTGGCATTAAGAATAAGAATAATAGAATTTATGACAAGAAGGAGCTATTGCCACAGATAGAAGCTTTACAGAATAAAATTAAAGCAAGAACACTTTTAGGTGAACTTGATCATCCAGAAAAGTTTGATGTTAGTTTATCGAAGGTCTCTCATATGATTGAAGAACTAATATATGAAGAAGATTCTGGTTTAGTTAAAGGTAGATTAAGACTGTTAGATACTAGTGCAGGCAAAGAAGCCAAAGCATTAGTTGATGCTGGCATCCCAATTCATATTTCAAGTAGAGCCGCTGGTTCTGTAAAAGAAAATGGCCATGTTCAAATTGAAAAACTTTTTACATATGATTTAGTTGCAGATCCTGGTTTTGAAAATGCACAACTTAAAAGGGTTAATGAATCATTAGGTTTTGATAATGATTCAAATGTTCAAATCTTTGAAGTTCAAGGTTATGATGAAGCAATAAAAGAAACTGAGGTTACTTCTACACCAGAAGCAGTTAAAGTTGAAGATTTTAACAAGTATTCAAAATATCTTTCATCTGAGCTTAACAAGATTAAAGATACAATAAAAGAACCAATTAAGGAAGATAAAAAACCAGAAGAAACTTTAAAATATGTACAGTATTTAGCAGAAACTCTTGACAAGGTTATTTCACATAATGACTATCTTGTAAAGAATTTAAATAATACTGTTGCATATACAGAATATCTTGGTGAAAATCTTGATAGCAATATACAATATGCCGAGCATGTTGCAAAGTCTACTAAAGAAGTTACAGAGTATTCAAATTATCTTGGTGAAAACTTAGAAAATACCCAAGAATACACAAATTATTTAGGTGAAAACATCAGTAAAGTTATTGATTATGCAGAATATCTTAAAGAAAATTTAGAAACTGTTGGAGATTACTCAGATTATATTGGACTTTCAATTGATGAAATTAGACAGAAGTTTAATGAAGATCATGATGAATTGGAAGAACTTGATGAAGAACTTGATTTAGAAATAATTGAGGAAGATGAAACAGAAGACATTGAAGATGAAACTGCTGATTTAGTCGAACCTGAAGAAGCTGAAGAAGTAGAAGAAGCTGAAGAAGTAGAAGAAGTAGAAGAAGCTGAAGAAACAGAAGACATCGAAGAAGCTGAAGAGCTTCAAGCTGAAGAACTCGATTTAGAAATAATTGAGGAAGAAAAGCCAGAAGAAGATTTTTATGAAAATGAAAAAATTAAAAGAGTTAAAGACTCTAAACAGATTATAGCAAAAAATTATAAATCTGAAATAGCTGAAAAGCTAGAAGAATTAGTAAATGCTGCTCATAAACAAACAGCAGCGACTGACGAAGGTGATCTACACTTCTTAAAATTCGTAGGTCAAGAAAAACGCAATGAATTTGATTCTCTTTCAGATGATAATAAAGCAAGATTAGTTAAAGTTTTTGAAAGCAAAAACTATACTAACGAGAGCGATGTTATTACTGAATGGAATAACGAGTTCGATGAAAACAAAGATACTGAGCCTAAGTTCGTTAAGCTTATGCCAAGTGAATATAAAGAAGAATGGGAATCATTAACTGAAGAACATCAAAATCTTATATATGCACAAGCTACGCATTTCAATTTAAATTCTCAATATCAAATTGACAGTTTTTGGCAAGGCAGAAACATGAAAGCTAGAAAAGTTGTTTTAGAAAAGCTTGAAAGCAAGAAAGTTGATGCTCCGAAAGTTAAAAAACTGGTTGAAGAATCTTACTTGGATGGTTTCCAAAAGAATCTCGCAATGCGTTTTAAAAAATAAAATAAAGACAATAATATTATGAAACATATTAATGAAGCTGAAATTCGTGCTACATGGGCACCTGTTATTGAATCAGCAACTGGCATCAATGAAGATGCTAAATTGAGCTGGATGTCAGAATATTGTCATTATCATAAGCTATATGAAGATACCCTACATTTAGATCCTAACATGAACCTTAGTGGTATGGGTGATGTTGTTTTACCTGTTCAAGGTGGAGCAGATGGTTCTGGAGATAAAGCTCCAACACTTCTTCCATTAGCTATGCAAGTCGCTGCTCAAACGATTGGTTTGGACTTAGTTCCAGTTGTACCAATGAGCGGTCCTATGGGATTACTCTCATACTTAGACTTTATTTATGATGGTGGTAAAAGACCTTGGTTTGTAAAATCTGCACTTGCAGCAGAAGGAAATGATGAAGTAGTTGGTACAAGTCGTATCGATGGAAAAAACATTATTAAAATCGTTGATGCAATTGCTGATGGCGAAACTGCTGCAGACCGTTATGCTGATGCTGAAGCTGTAAAAGCTTTAGAAGATCACATTGCTGGTTTCTCAGGTCAAGCTGACGGAAATCCTTATTCAAGAGGTGCTGGTGAATCTACAGATTCTAAAGTTATGGGTCTTTCATTGTTTAACAAATCAGTAGCTGCTGAAACATTTCAGGTTGCTGCTGCTGTTACTCGTGAACAAGTACAAGATTTGAAACAATACGGTATTGATGCTGTTGCTCAAGTTGAAACTGTTCTAACTAATGAAATCACTCAATCTATCAACAAACATATCCTTGGTCGTTTATTTGATCATGGTTCAGCTAATGCTGCTGCTGCTGGTTATCTAGTAGGTGGGGATGCTGCTGGTGTTGATACATTCGCTTTGAGTTCTACATTCACAGGTGGACAAACTGAAGGTTCTGAAGCAAGAAGACTTCTTTCTGCTGTTTTAGCTGCTGCTAACATTATCGCTTTACGCGGTCGTAGAGGTGCAGGTAACTTCGCAGTTGTAGATGGTAAAACTGCTACAGTATTACAATCAGTTGCTGGTTTCCAAGCATATCCAATG